TCGACGGGGATAACATTGGTCCAAACCACGGAGGGAATCGATGGATGCGAATCAGTTGGCTGAGGCCTTGGCGCGAGCTGTGGAGGCGGCAAAGCCTGCGGCGGAGTACTGCTTTCTAGCCAACCAGGATCGATGGTGGACCGTGTGTATGACCAAGGGAGAGTGGTCTGGGTGGATGCAGGCGATTTTCAGTATCGTGGCTATTGGCACGGCGTTCCTCGTCGCTTTCATTGCTCACTACCTGGAAACTCAACGCGTTCGAGAGCGGGAGTTAGTACTCGCCGATCATGTAGCGCTTCGTGTTCGGCACAGCGTCGGGCTTCTGTTGCAAAGCACCAATCCCACCCTGGATCTATTGCGCAATGCATGTGAAACACCCCTGACCGCCGAAGAGGTGGACTGGTTCGTCGCCCATCTGAAAAGTTTCATGATCGACGATGAAAAGTTAGTCGCACTGCTACCCGCCGGCAAGGGCATAAGCCACAGCCTGAACCAGGCATATTCCATCTTTGCTGAGTGCTCGCGCCTTTTAGATATGACCAAAGGCGCTGATACCGCGGGGCGATCACTATCCGCCTTTTGGCAGCAAACTCTAACTTCGATGGCCTCTGCATTCGCCGCGCTGGAGCACGCAAATACCGGCCTCAATGACTACTTGCATTCGCGCGGCTTCTCCACTGCGCCATTTGACAAGAGGGCACCATAGCAGGAGCGATGCCTCACGGCGTCAAGACATCGCGTGCTCCGTTGCCGGCCATCTTGCTGACGATACCGGCCTTCTCCATGTCCTCCAACAGCCGAGCGGCGCGGTTGTAGCCAATGCGGAGAATCCGTTGCACAAGGGAAATGCTGGCTCGGTTGTGCTTGCGCACCGCGTCGACCGCTTGGTCATATAGAGGATCGGGCTCGTCCCCTATGGGCCGCGCCACTACAACGGTGGTGCCCTCTGCCCGAATCTCCACACGATCAATGCCGCTGGGAAGAGTTCGCTTGAATTCGGCCGCGACTGCATCCGCGAATGCCTCACCAAAGTTCTGGCGCTCCTCGCCACCTAGCGCTGCGATCAGGTCCGGAATCAACTTGACCAGCTCTCCCGTCGCGATCGCGACATCGGTGTCAAAGCCGCCCTCGTCGGCCTTCGTTCCTTCGAGCACCGTGTCCAGGAACGCGAGCTTCTTGACCTGCAGGCTTTCGGTCAGCAGGAACGACACCCGGTCATCCCAGGTCAGCGCAAGCTTGGTGGGCAGCTTGCCGGCGTCGATGTGGGCCTGCACCTCTTCGATGTCCAGCGGATGCCGGCCGTAGACCACCCGGGACTTCTCCTCGCAGGCGCTCTTCAGTTCGCATTCCCGGTCCACCGTGAAGCCTGTGGGCGGTTCTTGCTCTTTGAGCCAGTGGGCCATTGCGGCCTGCGGGCTAGTCTGGGTGTTGATCAGCGACACCGACAGGCCCGGCAGCGACTCGACCAGCAGCGTGACCACCTCGTCCGCGCGGCCCTGGCTGGACGTATCGAGCACCAGCAGGCGCGACGCTGTGTCGATCCACACCCACATGGAGCCCTGTTTAGTGAACGCCATGGGCAGCAGGTCGAGCTTGGCCTCGTCCTTGAGCTCCTTGGTCTCCTTGCGCCCAGGCTTGCGGCCCGTTTCCTTCTCGATGCGGTCGGCCTTCTCCTTCACCTTGCGGGCCAGTGCGCTGGCGGGCAACGTCTTGGACTCGACCATGAAGCGCAGGATCCACTGGCCGGCGACGGATTCGGCCAGGGGGCCGTGAGCCTCGCCGCGCGGTGGCACCCAGCCCAGGGACTTCTCCTGCGTGGTGCCGCACTCCATGAAAGGCGCCTTGGCCAGGGCCTCCTCGACGGCCTGCAGTTCGGACTGCCAGCCTGCGGCGATGCGGTAGATGATGAGGTTTTGAAACATGATCGGTGGGTGAAGGCCCGCGGGGCGGGCAGGTTGCAGGATCAGGTGCGCCTACAGGGCGCCGCCCTCGGTGTCGTCAGCTGGCAGGCGCTCAACCTCGGGAGCCGTCTCGAACTTCGTAAAGGGCATTCCCTTGATGCGCTGGGCGAAGAAGACGCCCATGGACTTGGCGGCCATGAACTCGGCGTGCAGCTCCGGCTTGACCCCGTCGTAGTGGTAGACCGTGGCGCCGCGCGCGAACCGCACTGCCAGCACCTGGCGCTCTGGGTCGTAGCCGATCGCCCCGAGCTGCGCGCTCTTCACCGGGGCCATGGGAATGCCCGGTTGCTTCTTGGCGGCGGCGCTCATTGCGATTGCTTTTCCAGAGTGGAGAAGGTGTGCAGCGCGGAGAGGATGGTGTTCTCCACGAAGCGGATGCCGCTGAGCTTCGCGCCTGCTGCAGGGAAGTTGTTCACCGCCTGCGCGCCCAGCTTGCGCACGTTGGCGATCAGCGCGGCGGCCAGCAGGCGGGTGTCGCCTTCCAGCGATTTCGGGTCCATGCTCGGCGTGAGGCCCACCAACGCAGCCAGCTCGGGGGTGATGTAGGCCGTGCTGACATGGTGCGGGGGGCATGCGTCTTTGCCAGCATCTGCGGCGACGGTAGCCTGCTGCTGGTCCGCCGCCGAATCCATCGCCGCGGCGGTCGCGGTGCTGCTGGGCTGGTGCTTCTGGCCTTCACGGAAGGCGAAGTCCTTGCCGAGCAGCGCAGCCAGGTCTGGCGGCAGGCCGCCTGCGGTAACGGGCGCTGTAGGGGGAACACGTTTGGCGCTGAGCACGTCGGCCAGCAGAATTGCGGCGAGCAGGGCGCCGAGGGGAGGGGAGTGGCGATTTGCGGTCATGGAAGATCCTTAGTGAAGCAAAGAAAAACCCGCTCAAGGCGGGTGTCGGAAGCGAAGGGAATGGGGGGAAGGAGCTCAGTGCTTGTCCTGGGCCATGGCGTCGTCGTAGCCCTGCATCAGCGGTGAGAGCGCCGCGCGAAGGTCGACAGGCTCATCCAGCGCGGCGCCGATGTTGGCCAGAGCGCAGCCCAGGGCATACAGCCCGCCGTAGATCGCGAGCATCTGGTCGTGTTCCTGGCTGTACTCGTTCAGCACGTTGATGATGGGTTGGCCAACGTTGCTGACCGCGTGGGTGGTCTGCTCAGGGGTGAATTCGTTGACCACCTTGTGGGTGCCTGGGGGCAGGGTTTCGCTCATGGGGCAGTGCTCCTAGAAGTTTATGGAGAGAAGGTGCTTGACCATCGCGTCGCGGATGGCCGGGAGGTCGCATGCGCGGTAGAGCTTGCTGGTGCCCCCCGCGGATTCGTGCTTGAAGCCCAGGGTTTCAAGGCCGGCGGCGTCGATGCTCAGCGGGGCGAAGTGCTCCTTCAGCTGGGAAATCGAGGCGCGCGTGCCGTCGTCTTCGGTCACGACGGCTGCAGGCGCGGGCGCCATGGGGGCTGCAGCGGCGCGGCTCCATCCACCGCCGGTGTATGCCTTGCCCGAGCTGGCCGCCGGAGCTGGTGCTGCAGCTGGTGCAGGCTCGTCCTGCGCCGCGTCCTGCGCGCCCCAGTCGTCCACCTCAAATGGCGCCCGGGTTTCGCTTTTTGCTACTGATTCAATAGCTGCTGGCGCTTGTTGGGTAGGCGCAGGCTCCGGTTCTGCCGCGGCAGTTGTCGCGGGCTCGGCGCTGGCCTTCAACGCGGCGAGCTCCGCGCGCAGCTTCTCGTTCTCGATGCGCTGCTCTTCCCGCTGCACCAGGGCGCGCAGGCCCGCCACGGTGTTGTCGCGCTCGGCCTGCGCCTGTTGCGCGAACTCCTCCCACTCCTCGCCGAAGGTCATTTCCATCAGCTTGTCGATGGCACCGTTGATGGTCTGCAGCGGCTGGCCCTCGGCCTGGGCGACGTAGGCGCGCAGCTGCTCGATGTTGGTCCGGTGTCCACCGGTGCGCTCTGCCTCCTTGCGATCGCGTTCAGCCTTCTCGTCGAGCTTGCGCTTCTCCTCGACCTTGATCTGCGCGTCGATGGCATCTTCCACAGGCTTCACGATGCCAACCAGCCGCTGCACCTCCTCGCTCATCACTTCCTTGAGCTCGGCGACGTCGGCTTTCACCTTCTTCTCCGCACGGGTGATGGCGAGGCGACCGTCGTCGCGCAGCTCGGCGCGGCCAGCGATCGCCTCTTTCATGCCCTTGGGGGTCTTCACGTCATAGACCACGTCGCGGTACTTTTCCGCCATGGCCTGCAGGCCGGCTTCGGTGTCTTTGAACTGGGCCAGCACGGTGTCCTTGATGGACATGCGCTTGGCGAGGATGGCGCCGGGGGCCTGCGGGGCGGCCACCGCGGTGCTGGTGGGTTCAGTCATGGTGATCCTTAAAAAAGACTCGGCAGCTGCACCAGAGGGCGCTGCGATGGGGTTGGTTGGACTTCGCGGGCGAGCACGTCGATGACCGCATTCATGCGGTGCCCCTCGTCGAACTCGCGGATGAGCTGGCCGTAGTACCAACGGGCGGCCTCGACGCGTTCGCGGATCAGGGCTTCCTTCTGGAAGTCGCGTTCGATGAGCCAGGTGGTCAGGCGGTGCTCGCGCGGGATGTGGTCGACCACGTGCATGTCGAGGGGCTCGCCGCGGCGCAGGTCCTCGGGTGTGTTCACCAGCACGTAGTTCACTTCCCACTCGTCGGCATCCCACAGGGCCATGTAGCCGCGCATCTGCCAGTCGTAGAGGGGTGTCACGCAGTCCACCAGCCAGCCGGGGAAGGTTTTGATCGACCACGGCGCCTTGATGTCGTGTCCGCGGCGGGGCCGTGCATCGAACAGGTCGCACTCGCCGGTGATCAGGCCGTTGGTCCGGCGCTCGGTGTTCTTGGTCAGCGTGAGGCCGCGCACGGTGTTGAGCAGCGCGATGCACTCCTCCTCGACGCGGATGCCCTTCTCGATTTCCTTGCCGCCGATGTCGAACTCCACGCCGAACAGTTCCTCCTTGACCAACTGGCGCAGATAGGTGCGCGCGCCCGTCGAGAGGTCGCCTTCGGCCCGGGTCTTGGGGTCGGTCATCAGGTGGCCGAGACTGGAGCAGCGGAACAGGATGTCGCTCATGCCGCAACGCTCCGGCCATCAGGGGGGAGGGTCGCGCCGTGCTTCTCGATGGCGAACTTGAAGGCGGAGTAGCCGTCACGGTCGTTGGCCGCCTTGAAGACGGCGACACCGGCTTTCATCACACGGGTGAGGTCGGCGCGGGTTTTGGTGGCGCGGGCTTCCTGGCACCACTTCTCCAGCACGGTCACCTTGCCGCGCGCCGCGTCGGCGTTGAGATCCTGGTCCTTGGCGCCGAATGGTGGAGCGCCCTTGCCATCGTCGTCCTCGTCCGCCTCGGCCGTGCCGGTGATGGCCTTGAGCGTGTGGCGTTCCAAGTAGGTCGTCGTCGACACGACTGCCTGAATCGAGTTCTTGCCACCACTGGGATCCGGCGGGGCCGTGATCGAAACCTCGTCCGCGTGGCCCTGGCGGTGGCGCAGCACGCAGGTGACCGTGATGGCGCCGCCTTCCTGGCGCATCTTCCAGGACCAGGAGAAGCCCAGCTCCGACAGCGGCGGCCCGATGCGGGTCGTCACGTCCGACAGGACCGCGTGCTTGTATTCGGTGTGACCCACGCGGCTGTCGAACTCCACCAACCGGCGCTTGGGGATCACAATGTTCCGCGCCCGGAACTGGGTCATGCCGTCGTAGAAAGCCTTCTCGGCCTCGCGGCGCTCCCAGCGCTCCTGCACATCCAGCATGCGCTCGAACAGGTCCAGGCTCCCGCCCTGTGCCAGCACGGACATCATCAGGCCGGCGGGAGAGGTGGGCACCAGTTGGCGCAGCGCCTGGGCTGCCACGGCAGGCAGCGCTGCGGAGGGAGTCGCCTGCGGCGTGAGCGCGAACGCTGCCGGCGCCTCCGCCGTTGCGGTTTCAGTCATTGAGGTGTCCTCAGAGGAAAGGGGGGTTCACGCGCACCATGAACAGGGCGAGTGCCGTGGCTATTGCCAAGAGCCAGGCGGCAAGCGCAACGACGGGCTTCACGCGGCTTCGGGTCACGGCCGCTCGCGGTGGCATACCAGGGTCTTGTCGTCTTCCCACGAGAACGGGCCGCCACCGCAGACCTGGCTGGCCACGAAGTCTCGGGAGTTCTGGGCTTCGGCGTCCTGCTGGTCGGCCAGCTGTTCGGATTCGTGCGCTGCCACAGCGCCCAGGCCAAGGGCGATCACTGCAGCGAGGAGTAGTAAGGCGTATTTCATTGGCACCTCGTTGGGCGAAAAAAAGCCCGCTCGAGGCGGGCTGAGGAGGGTGGAAGGGGATCAGTCGTAGTGCCCGGCGGCGCTACGCACATCGCCAGCGTCAATGTCCACATCGATGCGGGTGCGGCCCACGTACATGGCCATCAGCGTGGCGTCAAAGCGGCTGATCACGTCCGGGCGAGATGCCGGGGTGACATGCTTGTCCCTGAGCTTGAGCGCGTACACCGCGCCATCCTCGTTGAATGCAAGCTGGTAGTGCGCTGCGTACTTTCCGCCGCCCACACCGTAGCCGCCGCCCGGCTGTGTATCGCTGTGAAGGTACAGGTACCCGCCGCCGTATTCGCTCTCTTCGAGAACGGCGTAGAACGCTTCGCCTTCGCTTTTGTGAAAGCCATCGCGCGCCGCTTCCAGCAGGTCCGACATCTTGATGACCGCGGGTACGTTGGGCATGACCTGCTCAACAGCCTTCGCCAGCGCGGCGCTTACGGTTGCGCTGTTGGCTCCGTGCACGGCGTTCTGGAGCTCGTGGTTCAGCACGTGCTGAAACTTCGCTACATCATCAACCAACAGGCCGTGCGGCAAGGCTTCGGCCAGCTGTTTCTTCAGGGCTTCGCTGAAGGCGCTGCGATATCCGGTGGCTTCGCTGATGGCGCTTTTCAACGCATCGCTGATGGCTTTGTCGACGAGGGGCTGAATGTGCTCAGCAGAGCATGCCTGCGCGATAATTGCTGGCAGATCCAGTTGGATGGTGACGTCCATGAGGGCTCCAAAAGAAAAGCCCGCAAGGCGGGCAGTGGTTGAAGAAAGAACCGCTGCCCTTGCGGGGCGTGCCGGGGAAACGCGTGAGAGGGAGGGAGGAGACTCCCCGGCGGCGGTTTGAAATCGGTTAGGGGAGCAGCGTCTGCTGCTCCCACTTGCTGGGTGGCGGCACCTTGCGTAGAGGCTTGGGCCGCGGCTTCTTTGGCTGCTTGATGACCACCTCCAGCAGCTGGCCGCCGGTACCCATGAGCGGGAACGGCCAGGGGTAGTCCAGGACGATGCGCTTGCGTTTTGTGGGCATAGGTGGAGGGAAGGGGGAGGGCGATGGCGGCCGGGCTACCTTCAAGGCTTTCCGGGCTGGGCCTGTGCACGAGGCTTCAGTCACCGCGCGCAGCCACGTGGGCCAGGCGCAATCCAGTCATGCGGACACCATCACAGCACCCCGCTACCAGATGTCCCGCGAGGGGGTCGCGGGCCTTGGCCTGAGCAGTAGGGTGCTGTGATGGCCCTCTTGCGAGGGCACTTGCCGACCTTAAAGCCGGCGTTGAAAAAGCCCAGGGAGCGGGTCCCTGGGCTGGAACGTTACATCCGCGATGCACGACGCAACTTGTTGAGTGTTGCCACCGGTCGGGATGCAACACGCTGCGGCATCAATAGATCACGTTCGCGGAGAACTCCCAGAAGTTGCCGGGCACGCCGTCCGAAACCGACGTGCCGCCATCGACCACGAAGACCCACGGAGCGATGTACTGGCCAGGAGACAGCTTGATCACCGACTCGCCGCTGAAGCTCACGAGCTCCGAGGACCGAGGCGAAGAGTAGCTGCCGCCAAGGACTGCCTCGTTCAAGACGGTGCCTGCAGCATTCGCCACGTACAGCCCCAACCAGACCAGCTTGCCAGCGCTGGCGGCAACGACGCTGCCGCGAGCGTTGACACGCACCCAGCAGTCGGCCGTGGCCGTTGGGCTCAGGCGGCAGCCGGGGAAGGTCTTGCCGTCCTTGGAAATGTCGGCGGCCGTGAGCAGTCCGAAGGCTGTTGCGTCAGGCATCGCCAGCGGCTCGCGCGTTGCGCTGGCGAAGTAGGTCCCGTTGGCCATGTTGCGCTTCGTGAAAAGCCCTTGGCGTTGCATCGCATTGGGACCAGCGATCTGAATTGGCCACACACCTGTGGCGTTCGACCCATCCGCCTTGGCACGGGCAGGGCCACTTACGCTGAGGACCACAGCAGGGAAGACTTCGTTGGCCACGCGATAGCGCAGGGTGTAGCTTCCGTCCGGGAAGTCGTCGAAAGAGCCGGCATCCAGGAAGTTGCCCCGGATGTCAGTCTTGCGTGGCTGGAGGGACCAGGGTCCGCCATTGAACGACGTGTACACGCTGGCATTTGGCGTTGCGCCAGTTACGGACCATACCTGCGAACCATCCCGAATGAAGTTCGGAGTGCTGGTGCTGTGGGTTGCATGCGTTGGGAGATACCACGTATCAACCATCAGTGCATTCCAGGGACCGTAGTAGTGCATGAAGTGCACATCGCCCGGCTCGAGCGTCTGGGAAACGTACTCGGTGCCGTTGCTTTGCAGCAGGGCATTGAAGAGCAGTTGCCACTCGTTCCACTTGGTCGGGCCCTGGGTACCCAGCTGAGGGAAGAGCGCTCGGGCAGCTGGGAGTGCAAACATGGCATGACGTGCCGCGCCACCCATCAACTTGTGTCCCACGTTGGTCAGATGCAGGCCATCAGTGCCCACCAGACCGAGTCGTGCGCACGGCCACAGGGGCATCTCGTAGGAACCGTCCACCTGTGGTTGCGCCTTGATGTAGGCATCCAGGTTCTGCCACACGCCCATCGCGGTCTTGTAGCCGGATAGTGCGCTGCCACCCAGGACCTCGGCGCAATACAGGCCATTGAAGATGTCCGCCCGCGCGCGGTCGAAGTACGCCGGCATCGATTGGCGGTTCAGCAATGTGCCGGGGGTGCCGTGCACCTTGTCGTACGGAGTCTGGCTCGCGTAGATGATCTTCGCGGTAGGCAGATTCGTCTTGAGGTAGCTCAGCAGCGCGGTTACGTTGCTCTGCGCAGCGGACAGCGACGTGTAGGAGTCGTTGTAGCCCAACGCCACAATGATCAAATCAGGCGCTTCGGCGACGCACTTCTGCGCAGGCGTTTGGGTGCCGTAGGTGGCGGTACTCAGGGCTGCGCCGAATGTGTAGCCGTTGGTGCTCAAGTTCACCACCTTCACGTCTTCACCGCTTGCGGACATAGTGGACTGCAGCATGTTGGGCCAAGCTTGGTCCAGCATGTTTTGTTGTGCACTCAAGCTGTCGCCAATCACCACAATTTTCTTTGCCATACAAATACCTTTCAGGGTTGAGTTGAAGGTGCTCGCTGGCACTCTGGTTGGGCGTTCTCTACGCTCGGAGTCGCGGGGTTCTCGACCCTCAGAGAGTTCAGGGTCCCGCAGCGCGGGCACTTGATGTTCAGACGTTGAAAAAGTCCTTCTGCCAGCTTGCGGTTGCAGCTGGCGCATCTCACTTCTTGCATATGCGGCACAGTCCATAATGCCCTGGCCTGATCAGGTGGCAGGGTCTTGGCCAATGCCGTGTGCACTCACGGCGGAGGCGGGTGCAAGGGGTGTTGACGCACCTCATGTACTCGCCCTGTCTTTTCTTCCGAATCCTGATGGCCCTCTGCAAGGTCATCAGGATTCGCCCCCCTTGCGAAGGGCATGCCGGCATTCCAACCGGCGTGACCGTTTCTGTTCTCGGGCGTCTACCCCTCACCCCTTTTGCCGTGTACCGCGCTTTGGCGGACTGGGCACGGTCGAGACACCGCGCATAGCTTCGGCCCGTGCCCGAAGGTGCTATTTCGCCGGACGAATACCCCGCAGGTGGGGCAAGCAACATCGGCAGCTACGTTGTGAAGGAGCCATGAGGCCCCGCGCCGATCCGCTTTGAGCCCATCGCCTCCAACTCGCTGCAGCCCTCAGGCCTAGAACCCCTCGCGTCTCCGGTCGGTGTGGCCCTGTGTGCGTCTGAGCCGGTTCGTGTTGCGTTTGTTGGTGCGATGGGTGAATGTAGCAATTGCTACCGTTATTGTCAATAGCAATTGCTACTGTTTTAGGGCAAAGGCAGGTAGAGGCAACAAAAACCGCCTGAGGGCGGCTTGTATCGGTCACCCGGCAGGCGTTGTTGAACTCAGGAAACGTGCGGCAGCTGCCCGAGTACTGTGCAAGGGCCGGCACAATGTCGCACCCTCCCGCCAGCAAGCGACCATGATCCTGACACTCCGCATCGACAAGATAGAACCCGGAAATTACCGGGCCCAGGTATTGGACGGCAGGGAGGAACTAGGCGAGTTCGGCGCCACTGGCATCGCGGCCGCCATCCGTCAGTGTGCCGGCCAGCCCATGCCGGACCTTTCCGGATATCACGTCTGGTATGAACACGTCTGCGCGGGCACCGTGCCCATGAGCCACATGCGGATTGACCCGGATGGCATCGCTCAGAGGTTGATGAGCCTGCACGGGTCGGTGCGGGGGTAACGGGGCAAACTTCATGCGGGGTCACGCTACTCCCGCCGCACAGGTGTTCAGTCTCGGAGTGCGGGCTCCGGCAGCAACTCCATCCGGGTTCGCGCCACCACCTCCTGGTAGCTGATGGGGCGCCCTACCGTTGCATGTGGCGAGTTCTCCTGCCAATGCGCCCAGCTCTTACCAGTGCTCGGGTCATAGACCAGCTTGAACACATGCGACGGCACGACCACCCTGCCCGAGCCAATGGTCTGGGCGCCAGGCTCAAACACTGGCCCGGTAATCACGTAGACGTCGCCGCGGGCGCGCATTACGTACTTCCTGGTGTCCTCTTCAATCTTGGACCAAGGCCCGCCGTTTTGTTTCGCGTCCTGCGGGACCATGTTGGCAAGGCTGAACGATTGGGCCTTGGCTTCGGGCGTGCCCATGTCGCCAGCTGGCGCCATGTGGCCTCGCGACCAGCCTGAGCTCTTGTAGTCCTCCAACTCGGCGCGTTCAGAGGCAGGCAGCCTGGCATCAGCATAGAAACGGTCCGTCCGCTTGATCCCTTGGCCGTCCTGCAAGATCTGGCGATTGAGGCGCTGGGCCACGTAGACCGGGGTTTTCGTGTTGCCGCTGTGCAGGACGGCAAAGCCGTCAAAGCACAGTTCGCGCAGCTTGGGGGCCTTGGGAGTGATAGGTGGCCGGCCGCCGGCAAAGTGCTGCGGGCATGCCGCAAAGCTGGTGGGAGCAGAGGAGGGTGTGCGAGCCGCGGCATGTCCGGCACCGGGCGTGAAGCCGCAACTGGTGGCTTGCAAGCCGACGACTGTCGCTGTGAAAATTGATAGCAGAAACCGCCGAGCCTTGCTGGTCTTGCGAACGATTCTGCTTTCTTTTACTTTGGGTTTGCGCTGTGTCATTGGCCGCCGAGTCTACTGCTCACTCGGGCCCTCAAACGCCGCTGTCAGTGATGATCATGACCAGGCAGAGCAGGGCGGCGCTCAGAGCTTCCGCCCGTTCCAGCACCAAACGACGCGTCCCAGAATATCGATCCGGTGGTCGCCTTTGAGCACGTCAACGGTCTTCACTGTAACGTTGTCGCTGCTGATTTCAATGATGCCGTCCAGGCGTTGGCGCACCCGCTTGATGTACACGCGGTCGTTGGCGGCCATCACATAGACGCCGTCGATGTCCTTGGGATCTCGAATGCCCGTGTCCACGAGCAGAACGTCACCGTCCTCGAAGGTAGGGCTCATGCTGTCACCGTAAGCGTGAATGAACCGTAGGGCCAATATGCTCGTAGGGCGCAGACGTCTGGCCACCCACTGTTCCGATAAGGCGATGTGTCCCACGAGTACGTCGTCATGCTGGATGTCCGTCCCCGGCCCCATGCTCCCCGCGTTGGCGAGTAGAGGTACGTGTACTGCGGACTCGCCAGGACCTGGCGCGGGTGCGAGGTTTACCACCGCGACCGGGCTGCGAGCGCCGGACTGCGGATGGTCAAACCAGCCTGCATACCCCGAGAGCGCGTGAGCAGCGAGCACAGTTTTTTCGGTGACGGGCCGCTCCCCTCGGAGCATCTGACCGACAAACGCGCCATCGCGATAGCCCAGCTTGCGGCCTGCGGGAGCCTTTCCGCCTTCCCGCTCCACCATCGCTGACAACCGCTGCAGCCGCCATGCCTGAATTGCTTGTTCATCCATACCATTGACAGTAGCAGACGCTACAAGAGCATTGGCTACTTGATTGTCGGTAGCAAATGCTATAGATTCGGGTCGCATGAAATTGTCCGAATACTTAGCGAGCCCAGGTGCGCTCACTGTCGGTGAGCTTCGCATTCGCGCAGGCATCCCAAGCGACGCCCAAATACGGCAGTGGCAACACGGCTATGCCAAGCGGCGACCAGGCCCGACTCACTGCGTCGCGATTGAACGTGCTACTGACGGCAGTGTCACGCGTCGCGACCTGCGTCCCGATGACTGGCACCTCATCTGGCCGGAACTGGTCGAGGCCTATGCGCGCAAGGAGGCAGCATAGATGACCACGCCCCTCACCAAGAAGGAGCGCGTCGTGGGTGACCAAGTGCTTGCACTGCTCCTCCACCTCCCGCCCGAATCGGCGGTCAGAGTCCTTGCCCACGTCGAGAACTTCTTGGACGCAGAGGAGGGCAACGACGGCCCGCGCTTCAGCCGCGGCATCGCAGGCCCTTTGGGCAAGCTCGAGCATCCTCTCAAGACGAAGGTGGACGAGCACACCCACACCCTGTTCCTGCAGCAGTGTTCCATGCAGAGCACGGACGCATCGAACCAGCTGCGCAACTGCGTCTACGCCCTGGTGCACGGCCGCAGCTACGACCAGATGGTGTTGGAAAAGTTGAGTCATGAGGCGCAGCGTACCCAGGCCTTGGCGAAGCTCATAGGGCCTTTTGGGGGCCCCGAATTCGATGGCGCCAATGGCGGGGGAGCCCGCACGGAATGAGCACCATGATCATGGCCGCATGCTGGCCCCTGCAGGGCATGAGTGCGTCGCAGAAGGCGGTGCTGATCTCGCTGGCCGACCAGGCGAGCGACGATGGCGTGTGCTGGCCGGCAGTGAAGTCGATCGCGCTGCGCACCTGCCTGTCCGAGCGCGCCGTGCAGGATGCATTGGCCTGGCTCCAGGCCGTCGGCATCGTCTACCGCGAATACCGCGCCAACACGAGCACCAGCTACAAGATCACGCCGTCGCGCTATGACCCGTCGAAGGCCCCAGCCGCGCGCTCACGTGCGACGAAAGGTAGGGGTGCAGATGGCGCACCCCCCGCAGACGGCGCACCGGGTGCAGATGGCGCACCACCCCCCGCAGAAGGCGCACCAGGGGGTGCAGATGGCGCACCTCCAGAGGTGCAAATGGCGCACCCAAATCATCAGTTGAACCGTCATAGAACCGTCAATGAACCATTGCGCCCGGCGCTGCCGGCCGCCGCGGGGGAGGGTGGTGCTGCTGACCGCGAAGAGACCGAACTGCAGGCCGCCTGCCGGGCGACCTGGGCCGCCTACTCCGCTGCCTACGAGACCCGGTACCGCGCCAAGCCGGTGCGCAACGCCCAGGTGAACACGAAGGTCAAGCAGTTCGTGCAGCGCATCGGCTACGACGAGGCTCCGGGCGTCGCGGGCTGGTTTGTGGAATTCGTCCACGACTCGTACGTGGTGCGCAACTGCCACGGCGTGGGGCTGCTGCTCACCGGTGCTGAGGGCTATCGCACGCAGTGGGCCACCGGCTCCGCGATGACCACCACGAAGGCGCACCAGGTGGACCAGACCCAGACGAACGCCAGCGCTGCAGACGAGGCGATGGACATCCTGCGCGCCCGCCGCGCGGGCAAGGGAGATTGATCGATATGCCGATGAACGACGAAGACCTGCAGTGGTTGGTCCGCCAGATCGTGGCCACGGCGGAACTGCTGGGCCAGGAGATCAAGCCCGGCGCCGCTGCGCTGCTGGCCGAAGACCTTTCGAGCTTCGACCGCGCGACGCTCGCCGCCGCCATGCACCGTGTGCGCAGCGAGCATTCCGGCCGGCTCACGCCAAAGGTGATCCTGGACCGCATTGACGAAGTGCTGGGCCGCCCCGCTGGCAATGAGGCGTGGGCTCTGGCCTCGCAGGCGCTGGACGAGCGCGCGACGGTGGTGTGGACGGCCGAGATGGAAGAGGCTTGGGCCGTGGCTCAGCCGCTGGCCGCCGCCTGCGACATGGTGGGCGCGCGGATGGCATTCCTGGCCGCCTACGAGCGCCTGATGCGCACGGCGCGCGAGCAGCGGCTGCCCGTGAACATCCGGGTGTCGATGGGCTGGGACACGGAGGGTCGTCACCAAGCGCTCGAGCAGGCAGAGAAACGCGGCACGCTCTCGCCGGCACTCGCGGCTACTTTCCGCCAGGCTCTGCCGCCTCCTGAGACTGCAGCCCAGCCGGCCATCAACCCAGTTGCCCTGCTGGCGGGCCGCGCCGAGCCCACACGAGGTGCAAGCCCCGCATTGCGCGGGCGACTGGCCGAACTGCGGGCCGACTTGGCTTCGCGCACACAGGTGGCATCGGAAGCGCGCTCGCGCCACGCCGAAACGCAGCGTCAAGACTTTGCGGAGCGCAAGCGCCAGGCCCAGGAGCAGGTCGACCAGCGACTGGCCGCGCAAGTGAAAGGTGGTGCCCGGTGAGCTACATGCACGAAGCCAACGATATCGCGGCGCGACTGCGCCATGCCAGCCAGCCCGCGCCCGCTGCGCCCCGGCGCCAGAAGGCGCCTGTCGCCTCCGACCTGCAGCTGCAGGTGCTGGAGTACATGCGCACGTTCCTGGGCCAGAACGACCAGCTCCCGCCGGTGCACTGTGTCGCAGAGCGCTTCAGCCTCGCGATCTCCAGCGCGGACTGGCACATCCGCACCTTGGTGCGCCTGGGCCATCTGGAGCGCAACGTGGTGGGCAAGCTGCGCTTCCCGCGCGAGAAGGGCGGTGCCGTATGAGAACGCTCGAGGAGATCAAGGACCGGTGCGTGATCACCGAGGACGCTCACTGGCTGTGGCGTGGGGCATTGCGTCCCGACGGCCGCCCGAACATCTTCGCGCCGGACTACACCCGGGCCGATGGTGATATGCGCACCCAGTGCGGCATGCGTGCGGTGTGGCATTGCGTTCACCAGAAGGCCGTGCCCGAAGGCTACCGTGTGTACGGCACGTGTGACGAGCGCGCCTGCTGCAACCCTGCGCACGTGAAGTGCACCAGCGAGGTCGACTACGGCGCCTGGCTGCAGCGCACCGGCAAGTTCAAGGGGCAGACCAACCGCATCCTGGCCAACCGAGCGATCGGTCGCCAGCGGGCGGTGCTCACTCCCGAGCAGATCGTCTATGTGCAAACCAGCGAGAAGACCGGCATTGCGCTGGCTGAGGAGCTGGGCGTCAGCACGGCCACGCTGAGCAAGTACCGCCGGGGCGAGTCCATCGCCGTGCGCGCATCCGGAGGCCTCTTTTCCGGCCTGACTGCAAGGGGCCGACCATGACATTGATTCTTGGTATGGACCCTGGCGCCAGCACCGGCGTGGCGCACTTCGCAGACGGCGAGCTGGTCCGCCTGGACACCGTCGGGCCACTGCAGATCGAACGCACCATTCGCGAGGCGATGCCGGGCCGGGTGGTGTTCGAGGACTCGCGCCTGCAGTCGCACGCATGGACTGCGCAGGCCAAGGCCGCCCGCGGCGCGGCGCTGGCCACCGCGCGCAGCCTGGGCCAGGTGGACGCCTGGTGCCGCCTCATCACCGAGGTGTGCGCAGAGCTGGGCATCCCGGCCCATGGCATCAGCCCGGCGGCCAAGGGGCCGAAGCGTGGCGCCGAGAACTTCGCCATCTACACCGGCTGGACAGCACGCAGCAACCAGCACGAGCGTGACGCCGCCATGGTGGCGTGGCCGTTCCGCCGCTCTCAGGGGGTGACCCATGTCTGAGCTGATTGACCCGAACCGCGCCGTCGACTACATGGTCGAGAAGTCCAAGGAGTACGCCCAGGCCAAGGCCAACCGCGCGCACCTTGAGCACTTCCGCAAGAGCAAGAAGGCGCTGCTCATGAACGCCTGCAGCGAGAAGGCGATCGCTGCGCGCGAGCAGTACGCATACAGCCATCCCGAGTACTTGGAGGTGCTGCTGGGTATCAAGGCAGCCGTGGAGCAGGAGGAGGCGCTGCGCTGGCGCCTCGAGGCCGCGCGCCTGCGCGTCGAGGTGTGGCGCAGCGAGAACGCGAACAACCGCCGGCTGGAAGGAGCCACGCGATGACAGACAACGAGAAGACCATCGCCCGCGCCCTGGGCGCGTGCACATTCCCGCTCGGCGTTGCCACAAAGCGCTTCGCCAAGGACATGGCCGCGTGCGCAACCCAGGAGCAGCCCTACAGCCTGTCGCCCGCCCAGCGCCGCTACCTGCTCACGGCTGCGGTGCGCTACCGCCGGCAGATCTCGCCCGAGGTGGTGGCGCTGGCAGAGGCGGAGTTGCACGTCGGGGCCGGGCAGGGGGTGTCGTGCTGACCCGGCGCACGCCGATGAAGCGCACGGCCATGAAGCGCGGCGCGCCCAGCAGCCGTGCGTGCACCGCTGATCGCGCGCAGCGCGTTGTGGAACGGGCGCAAGCAGCTATGAAAAACGTAGTGCCGCGCGCTGCCACCATGACCGCGCGCCCGCTGGCGGCCGCACCGGCGCCAAAGGACGCCGCGCCCCTGCGCAGCGAGAAGTACCGCCGCGTTGTGGCCAGCCTCCCGTGCGCGCACTGCGGCATCGCGGGCTACAGCCAACATGCCCACGAGAACGACGGCAAGGGCAAGGGCCAGAAGCTGGACGACCGCCGCGCCATGCCCCTGTGCTGCACCCGACCTGGTATCGAGGGCTGCCACGTCGCGTTCGACCAGTACCGCCTGGTGCCGGGCGGCCGGGCCGCGCACATCGAGCTGGGCCGCGCCATGGCCGCGCAGACGCGCCAGCTCCTGAACACCATGGGCCTCTGGCCCGCACGAATCCCGCAGCTCCCCACAACGAGGCCTCATGACTGAAACCACCCTGCAGCAGCCAGACACCGTAGCGGAGCCGGGCAAGAACATCACCAGCACCCAGAGGGTGTTCGACGCCGTGCGCGACCTGCGCGAGCTGGACCAGATCGCCACGCGCGACACGGTGGCCGAGTTGACCGGTCTGAAGCTGACCATCGTCGACGATCGCTTGCGCGCCCTTGTGGACGACGGGAAGCTCAAGCGCCTGCTGCGCGGGATTTATGAACTGGTCGAGAACTTCCCTGAGCCGCGCGAGTTGAGCTGCACCATGCTTTCGGATGGGTGGGTGAAGATGGAGCTTGGGGACTCTATGCTGCGCCTGACACCGACCGAGGCCCGGCGCGCGGCCCGTGCCTTGGGTGGCTTTGCCGAGGACGCACGCGTGATTGAAAGCACTCGCGCGCACCTGTTCTTGGCGACCGAGCTAGCCGCGCAAGTGGAGAAGCAGGGCCGTGAAATTAAAGCTCTGAAGGCCATCATCAAGAGTGATGACCGTCAGGGCATGTTGAACGTGTAAGCGAACGGAGATGGACAGCGAGGCCATCTGAGCCCTGGCTCGGAAGCATCGGGCGCAGCGGTGGGGCAACAATGCATCAGAGCGCCGGTTAAGTTTTTCTTGCTAAGTGCAAGGATTCACCATACAACACTCGGGCCCCGTTGGCATTACTTCAAATTAAACTCATATGAAAATTGCCAGTTGGAAAATTGCGGTTGTTTGTTTATTTGCAATCCTTCTTCAAGGCTGTGCGCACACTAAATCAACTTTCACTTCGCCAAATCCGGGAAATACGCTTTCTGATGAAATCGTTGAAAGGCTGATATCAATAGGTCAAGTTGTCTTAGCCATTGATATCAAGAGGTTTAAAATAGATGGGCATTTTTACACTACTAATTTTGTTTTGGAGGCTGCGGATGTTCGCGCTGCTCGCGCGGACCGAATCGGGTGTTTTTCCCAAGCGCCAGATGAAATAGCGAAGTACAACGCGATACCGGTTTCCATATTTGGTGTTTTTGATTGGAAAAAGCGGTCGCACATTGTCAACGCTCTCCACTCACTCCATGGTGGAAATCATGCTGCAGTAGTTAAGCGACGAGCAGCTCTTCAGGGATTAATACATGAGTCATACCACCAAGCGCGGCCGGACTGGGAAACAGGTTTTCTTGTTCATGCACTCGGAGACAGTTACGCGCACGTGAAGGGCGATTTTGACAGTTCTACTGCTTATGGAGAGGTTGTTGGTCACGGATTTGCACTTCAAGATCCAGATAATATTTATGCGGGTGATAATTATAAAAAATATAATGCCTATATTCTCGCACTTTTCGACGCAATCGCTGACCCCATTAATAAGGTTGGACGCGCCCGCTTGGTAGCATTTACGGAGCAGCTGGAAGCCACTGTTCTAGAAAGAAAGGTGCATGGGAAGGATCTAATTGATACACTTGAGCGTCATATGTATAGCCCTATGCAAATAAAAGATTGCAAAGATTTATTCTCGGAAATAGAAGATAAAGAAGTGCTGGATTTCTTGGCGAATCTGGCTATTAAGTTGAAATGAAATTTTTTGTTGGTGGACAAGCATAGCATCGCGCAATTGAATATATGCGCGGTTGTGACGCTTGATGGCTCCACCAAGTGGCTATGTCGCCTTTGCCTCATGAAAGCGCGCAACAGAGCGCGGTGCTCCCACGCTAGTAGGAGGTCATCGGCAGGTGATCCCCTCATTGATTGGCTTTGAAGAGGTCAACACTGTTTTCAAATGCTTCAGCTTTGCCCACTGCAACAGTGGCTTGTGGCTCCTCGAGTCGTGGCATTGAACCAGCGCCCTGTATAGGGTTAGGCCATTCCCCCATGCCCCGGAAGACTCCCGGGCATGGCCAAACCCCCGGCGGGCAAGAAGCCCGCGCCCCCCAAGAAGACGACCTCAAAGCCTGCAGCCCCTAAGAAGGCCGCAGGCAAAGCCGCGCCTGCGCGCAAGACCGCAGCACCAGCCAAGAAGTCTGCGCCGCGCGCCCGGGTTGCCAAGCCAGTTCCAGCGCCACCTGAGGTCGCAACGTCCCTGGAAACCCAGATCCACCCGCTCACCGAGAAGCAACAGCGCTTCATCGAGGAGTACATGGTGGACCTCAACGCCACCCAGGCCGCCATCCGCGCCGGGTACAGCCGAGACACCGCAGGCTCTATCGGGCACGAGAACCTGAAAAAACCTGAGATTCAGTTCGCGCTGCTGGAAGCCCGCAAGAAGCAGCAGGAGCGCACCAACATCACCGCGGACGGCGCACTGCGGGAGGCCTGGAACATCGCCACTGCCGACGTGCGCGAGCTGGTGGACCTGAAAACCGGCTGCTGCCGCTGCTGCTACGGCGAAGGCCACAAGTACCAGCGGAGTCTGGGCGAGATGAACCGGGACCGCGAGGCCTGGATCGACAAGGGCAAGAACCCCGCCGAGTTCGACGAGCAGGGCGGCATTGGCTTCAACCCGCTGCTGCTGCCCAACCCTCAGTGCCCGGCCTGCGGCGGCGATGGTCAGGCGCGCGTGGTGCTCAAGGACACCCGCAACCTGAGCGAGAAGGCCGTGGCGCTGTATGCCGGTGCGAAACAGACCCAGTTCGGCATCGAGGTGAAGCTGCAGGACAAAAGCGCCGCCCTCGAAAAGGTCTTCAAGCACCTGGGCCTGTACGAGAAGGACAACCAGCAGAAGGCCGACCCGCTGGCTGCGCTGCTGCAGCGCATCGCCGGTGGCAACGGCAATGGCTTCTCCCCCGTGCAGGAAGACCCCGAGCGCCAGGCGCCTGCATCCGGCCTGCCCGTGCGGCAAGACCCGCCTGACGATGAAGAGGACGAGGACTGACCGTGGCCCAGCGCGTCAGTGTCCCCCTGAACCAGCTCCCCACCAATGAGGAGGAGCTGGAGCGTTGCCTTGCGGATCCGGAATGGCGCCTGTTTTCAGGCTGCCTCTACAAGATCATGGTCAAGGGCGACGACAAGGACGGGAAAGAAGGCGACACCTTCAGCCTGCCATTCAAGCCCAACCGCGCGCAGCGCCGCTTCATCAAGCGGCTTTGGCACCGCAACCTGATCCTCAAGGCCCGGCAGCTGGGCTTCACCACCCTGATCGCCATCCTCTGGCTGGACCACGCGCTGTTCAACGCCGACCAGCGCTGCGGGATCATCGCGCAGGACCGCGAGGCGGCCGAGGTGATCTTCCGGGACAAGGTGAAGTTCGCCTATGCGAACCTGCCCGAGGAGATCCGCGACCGCTTCCCACTGGCCACCGACAGCAAGACCGAGCTGCGGTTCGCGCACAACAACTCCAGCATCCGCGTGGCCACCTCAATGCGGTCGGGGACCATCCACCGCCTGCACATCAGCGAGTTCGGGAAGATCTGCGCCAAGTACCCGGAGAAGGCCAAGGAGGTGATGACCGGCTCCATCCCTGCGGTGCCCACAACCGGCATCCTGGTGATCGAGTCCACGGCCGAAGGCGCCAACGGCGAGTTCTACGACATGTGCACGGCGGCCGAGGCGCTGCACCATTCGCACCAGAAGCTCACGCCCCGCGACTACCGGTTCCACTTCTACGCCTGGTGGCAGGAGCCGAACTACCGCATGGATGCGGCAGCGGTGGTCATTCCGGACAAGCTCCACGAGTACTTCGATGAGATCGAGGTGTCGATGGACACCAAGCTCGACATGGAGCAGCGGGCTTGGTACGCAGCCACACAGGCGGCCGACTTCGCCGGGCGTGAGGAGCGCATGTGGCAGGAATACCCGTCCACGCCTCGCGAGGCCTTCCAGCAGTCGACCGAGGGCCACTACCTCACCAAAGCCATCACCGAGCTGACTAAGCGCGGCGGCATCACCGCTGTGCCCTTGCTGGACCTACCGGTGTACACGTTCTGGGACATCGGCAATAGCGACGGGTGTGCCATCTGGTTCGCCCAGCAGCTGCGCGGCGAGGACCGCTTCGTCAACTACTACGAAGAGCACGACGAAGACCTGAAGCACTACGTGCGCCACCTGCAGGAGCTGGGCTACGTGTTCGGCAAACACTACCTGCCGCACGACGCCGATCACAAGCGCCTGGGCGACACCAACCGTTCCACGAAGCAGCTGCTCCAGAAACTGATGCCGGGCCAGAAGTTCGTGATCGTGCCCCGCGTGACCCAACTCATGACGGGCGTGAACACCTTGCGCAAGCACATGCGCGGGGCCTGGTTCGACAAAGAGGCCTGCGCCTTCGGCATAGAGCGCCTGCGGGGCTACCGCAAGAAATACAGCCAGGCCTTGGCCAAGTTCCTGGACGAGCCCGACAAGAGCAACGGCTGCACTGAGGCGGCCGACTCGCTGCGCCAGTGGGCACAGGCCAAGGAATCGGGCCTGTACGTGCCCAACGACGACTCCTACGGCACCCAAGACGATTTTGAAATGCCGCCAGATCCCGACTGGCGGACCTGAGGAAACGACCATGCTGAACACCTACCCAACCCGCGCCACCGACGAGCTGCAGGACGGCCGCGACGAGCCGATCACCCAGGATGAATACGCCGGCATCGTGCGCGAGGCCCTGTCTCAGCCACCATGGCGCGCCCAGGCCGACCACGAGGCGGACTATGCGGACGGCAACCAGCTCAGTACCGAGCTGCTGCGCAAGATGGCGTCCATGGGCATCCCGCCCGCCAAGGAGAACATCATCGGCCCGGCCATCCGGGCGGTGTGCGGCTTCGAGGCCAAGACTCGCACGGACTGGCGTGTGACTCCAGACGGCGATGCCGGTGGCCAGGACGTGGGCGATGCGTTGAACTTCAAGCTCAACCAGGCGGAGCGCCATTCCAAGGCCGACCGCGCGCTGTCGGCGGCATTCAAGCCCGCGGCTGCCGTGGGCATCGGCTGGGTGGAGGTATCGCGTGCCTCGAACTCCCTGGAGTTCCCCTACAAGTGCCGGTATGTGCACCGCAACGAGATCTGGTGGGACATGAAGGCCATCGAGCCCGACCTGTCGGATGCGCGCTGGCTGTACCGCCGGCGTTGGATCAGTCGCACCCGGGCGGCGCGCATGTTTCCCGCCCATTCGAAGCTGATCCTTGCTGGCGGCCCGGACCGCTGGATGTCCGAGTTCGCAGTGCAGGAGTTCGAGGGCGGCCAGTCCACGGGCCTAAAGTCCGCACTGGATGCCGAGCGCGCTTGGACGGTGCAAGAGGACGCCTACTACAACGAAGACAACAAGACGGTGTGCATCACCGAGCTCTGGTACCGCCGTTGGGTGACCACTGTCATGCTCAAGATGAAGGACGGCCGCGCCGTGAAGTACAACGAGGCGAATGAACTGCACCGCGCGGCCCTGGCGCTGGGCCGCGGCCGCCTGGTGGAGGAGCTGCTGCCAGTGATCCGCCGGGCATTCTGGATGGGCCCACACTGCTTGTTCGACGGTCCAAGCCAATATCCTCACGCTCACTTCCCCTACGTGCGCATCCAAGCCTGGGGCGAGGACCTGACCGGTATCCCATACGGCCTGGTGCGCGACATGCTCTTCCCGCAGGACAACCTGAACAGCACGATTTCCAAGCTGCGCTGGGGCATGTCGGTGGTGGAGACGATCCGCACCAAGGGCATCCTGGCCATGACGGACCAGCAGTTCCGCCAGATGTCCTCGCGCGTCGATGCCGACTTCGTGCTGGATCCCGAGAAGGCGAACGAACCAGGTGCGCGCTTCGAGCGCAACCGCGACTTCCAGCTCAATGCCCAGCAGTTCCAGCTGATGAACGACTCGCGCGCATCGGCGGCCCGCGTATCTGGCATCACCGCATCCTTTCAGGGCCAGGAGGGCACGGCCACCAGCGGCGTGCAGGAGCAGACCCAGGTGGAGCAGTCGCAGGTGTCGCTGGCTGATCTGATGGACGCGTTCAAGGATGCGCGCACCCTGGTGGGCGAGCTGCTGCTGGCTATGATCATCGAGGACACCGGCAAGGAAGAAACCACCATCGTGATCGAGGGGGACGTGATCAACGAGCCGCGCACCGTGGTGCTCAACCGCCCAGAGGTCGACCCCCACACTGGCATCGTCCTACTGTCGAACGACGTGCAGCGCACGCGCCTGAAGGTAGCAATGGAGGACGTCCCCAGCTCCAGCAGCTTCCGCACACAGCAACTCAATTCCTTGTCCGAGTCCGTCAAAGCGGCGCCGCCCGAGATTCAGCAGGTGGTGATGCCATTCATGATCGACCTGATGGACCTGCCCCGCAAGAAGGAGGTGGTGCAGGCCATTCGCGAGGCGAAGGGCCAGGCCAACCCCGAAGCGATTCGCGAGCAGGTGAAGCAAGAGCTGATGCACGAGCTCAAGGAACGCGAGGTGGCGATGAAGGAGCGCGAAAGCGAAGCCCGCATCCAGCAAATGGTGGCCCAGGCGGTGCAGACCGGTGTGCAGGCGGCGTTCAGCGCCATGCAGGCCGGCGCGCAGGTGGCGCAGATGCCGATGATCGCCCCCATCGCGGATGAGGTGATGAAGGGTGCGGGCTACAAGCCAGCGCCAGGTGGCGTAGATCCGGACTTCCCTGTGCCGCCCGAGGGGCAGACCGCTGCCATGAACATCAAGAGCCCGTACATCCAGGGTGGCGGCGGCGCGGCGGCAGTGCCCGAGGTGGAAGCCGAGACCGAAGCGGATGCAGCGCCGACGGTGCGCGCGAACACTAGCCCGGCATTCCCGCCAGTGCCGCAAGAGGCTGGGCAGGGCCTACATGGAATCGAGACCACTTCCATCGTCGACAACCTACATTAATTGATAGTCTTGCGCGATATCTGTCGATGTAGCATTTGATTTTGTTTTTGGAGAATATATGGCTACGCAACTGGCGCATTCCTACTCGTTGGAAACGCCTTGGTTTCACGGTACAGACTCACCAAATTTCTCTGCGTGGCAGATCCCCGCTCCGCCGAAGGACGAAATTACTCCTCCGAGCCCAGCTGTGTTTTTCACCCAGGATCGGGGGTATGCCGGGGGTGCTGGAAAAAATCTCTGCACTGCGATGTTGATGTCGACCGCGAACGTGCTTGTGCCTGCAGCAGGAGGAGCGGAAAGTGAGAATTTGCGCAAGAAACTTCGCTCCGATCCGGAGTATGGTTTTTGCGTTCATCTGTCCAGTCAGCAGCTCTGGGAGGACGCTTGGAAAACGGGAGATGTAATGCGTTTGCACTACAACTCTACTCAAGCGCCCCAATCGTTGCTTTCTGCGAAAGCTACATTGGTGGGCGCCAAGCTGCATAGTGCGGGATACAAAAGTGTGCCGCAGGATGCCTTGATGAAAGTCACGATGCAGTACATAACCCGCGAATGGATTGATCGAATCTCGGGAAGCGCGAAGCAGTTGGGGCACCATGCCTTGATTGGTTGCGAAGTGGACCGATGGTATGGAGGAGCGACGCAACCTATGCCACCGATCGCGCGTTCTTGGATGGCCCTGTTGGATACCAGCGCTGTTTCGCCGCCAGTTTGGATCTAGCGCCTCATCTTGCATCGCACAGCCGCCCAACGAGGCGGCTTTTTTGTGGCTGCCCGGTATAGGGCGTAGGGGTTTCGCACATCGCCGCGACACTTACCTCCAAGCCAGAAGCGAAAGCCGAAGGCGACTAGCAACCTCGTGATGAGGACGCACTTCCCGCAGCAGGAGAGCTGGAAGGCTGGGGCTTCGGCCCTGGCCAACCTCTCAACCCGCATGCCCAGTCAGGCCCAGCCGGATAGCTGGGATGGAGCACGCAACATGGCAGGACTTTCCTCCGCCGAACTTCTCGAAAAGGCCCTCAACGGTGAATCGCTGGATGGCGATGACGCTGGTCAGGGTGACGAAGGCAATCAAAGCAACAACGATGGCGCGGCTGGTGGCGCTGGCACTGCGGCGGATGCTGCAGGGCAGGGCGACAAGGGCGAGCAGGAGCAGGGCAAGACCGGCGCGGAGCAGGCCACGGGCGAAGAGCCCAAGGGCGCACCGATTGCCAGCAAGTCCGGCAACTACACCATACCGTATGAGCGTTTGGAGACTGCACGTGAGCGTGCCAAGACGCTGGAAGGCGAGAACGAGTCACTGCGTGCACAGCTCGCGGATCTGACCGCGAAGCAGCAGGCGAACCTGGGCAAGGCCGAGGACGGTGCACAGGCCCGTGCGGATGCAGGGCAGGCACAGACCAAGGCGGACCAGAACCTGGATGCAGCGAAGAGCGCGATCGCTCAAGGCGTGGACATGAGCCTTTTTGGCACGTTCTCGGAAGAGGACATCGCCAAGGGGATCGTGGCGCTGAACCAGCGGACGCGTGAGGAGCTGCGCACAGAACTGCGCGCCGAGATGCAGGCGGAAAGCGCCAAGGCGTTGAAGCCGCTGCAGGAGCGTGATGCCAAGGAGGCGAAAGACGGGCACTACTCCTCGATCTTCGAGAAGCATCCCGATGCCAACGACATCGTCCAGTCGAGCGAGTTCGACGCCTGGAAGAAGGGGCTCCCGGGCTATGCGCGTGGGGCCGTGGAAGCGGCGTTCCACCCGGACACGGGCGGGACTGCAGCAGAAGTAATTGAAATTTTTGACACGTTCAAGGCAGCGACCGTCAAGGCCGCCGCCCCAAGTGCGAAGGACGAAGGCAAGCAGGCACCGGAGGTGCAGCGCCGCGTTCCCCATTCCCTGTCGGAGGCAGGGGGCGATCAGCACCAGGACGTGGCGCAACAGGTGATGGCTTCGGCCGGCACCAACCCCAATGCGCTCATCGAGCGCATGCAGGACATGACGCCCGAGCAGATCGAGCGTCTTTTGAACGCAGTTTAAGAACCTGTGGGCCGCTCGTGATGAGTCGCCCCCATCCCATCGAAGGAGTATGACCATGAACAGCCACGTACCGGCCGGTTCCGACAAGGCCGCCTTTGTCCAGGCTGCGGGCATGTTTGCGCTGGCGGAGAACCGCCTGTCGCGCATGGGCCAGCTGTCTGGCCCCCTGCCCAAGGGTGAGGGCAAGGTCGCGGAGATGATCCGCAAGCAGTCGAGCTCTGATTACCCCATCGTCAAGTGCATGGACCTGGGCCGCGGCACTGGCGACGAGGTGGAATTCCAGTTCGTGCAGCCCACCAAGATGCGCCCCATCATGGGCTCGCGCATGGCCGAAGGCAAGGGCAAGGGCCTGGCATACGAGAAGGGCCGCACCCGCGTCAATCAGGCTCGTATCCCCGTGAAGCTGGGCGACACCATGTCGAACATCCGTTCGCAAGTGGATTTCACCAAGCTGGCACGGCCCGTTGCCCAGTCGCACGCGAATGCCTATCTGGATCAGTCCATCCTGACCCACATCGGCGGCGCTCGCGGCTTCCACGACAACATCGAATGGCGTCTGCCCACGGAGGACGATCCCGACTTCGCCGAGCTGCTGGTGAACCAGGTCAAGGCTCCGACGAAGAACCGCCACTACATGGCGGACGGCACCAACGGTGTCCAGGCCTTCTCCGTGAATACCGGTGAAGTGGATCTCGCGACAACCGACGAGCTCAACATGTCGGTGGTGGATGCAGTGCGCACGCTCATCGAGTCGCTGCCGCTGCCGCCCCCCGCTGTGAAGCTGCCCGGCGATGCCGCAGCTGAAGACGAACCTCTGCGTGCACTGATGCTGTCCCCAGCCCAGTACCACGCCTTTGCCCAGGATGACGACTTCCGCAAGTTCCAGGTGGCAGCCCTGAACCGCGCTGCGAACGCGAAGGGTCATCCTCTGTTCAAGGGCGAGGCTGGACTGTGGAACGGCATCTTGCTGCTCAAGCAGCCCAAGCCGATTCGCTTCTACGCGGGTAACACCATCCGCTACTGCGACAACTACCTGACCGAGAACGAAAGCACGTGCGTGGTGCCCGCTTCGTTCGGCTCCACGCACGCCGTGGACCGTGCGATTTTGCTGGGCGGCCAGACGCTGATGCAAGCCTTCGCGGCTTCGGGCCTGTCGGGCATGCCGTTCTTCTGGAACGAAGAAGAGTTCGACCACAAGGACAAGCGCGAGCTGCTGATCGGTGTGATCCAGGGCCTGCAGAAGATCCGTTTCGCCGTGGATCAAGGCACCGGCCAGAAGCACTGGACCGACATCGGCGCCCTGGCTGTCGACACGGTGGTGAAGCTCATCCCGGGCGAACGCGCTTAAGCGCCAGCGGGGCCTACTCGGGCCCCGCCTCCTTCTTCCCCTCAATTCCTGAACGGAGGCCAACCATGGCAACCATCAACAAGAAGTACCCCGACGCGGCGGTGCACCTGGGCAACACGCCCTGGGGCAACTTCACCGCGTTGCGCTACCTGCTCAAGACCGACGCAGCAGGAAAAGTCGTCGGCGGCGACGTGAATGCGGCCCCGGCTGTGAACGACGTCATCAACATCGGCCACCTGCCCGCGGGCTTCCGCTTCGTGGACAGCGAGGTGGTGGTGGGCACTGGCATGACTGCGACGCTGACTGGCGACCTGGGCTTTGCCTACAAGGACGGCGTGAACGACGCCGCGGTGGCCCAGGACGCTGACTACTTCGGCGCGGGCCTGGCCCTGGCCACTGCCGCACGTCTGCGCAACGCCACCTCGAACCCGAGCCTGGTGCTGCCCAAGGACGCCCATCTCACCTTAACCGTGAAGACCGTGGCCAATGCCAAGGCCTCGGAGATCGAGGTCGTGATCTTCGGCATCGCCGAGGGCGTCAAGTAAGGACCGAAGGACCGAAGGGGCTGGGGAACCGGCCCTTTCCCCGTGGAGGCACACATGAAGTTCATCACCATGCGCTACGAGGGCAAGAAGCCCTACACCGACCGCACGCCTAACCGCACCCAATGGGCGCCGGGCGACGAGAACCCCGTGTCCGAGCGCGACGCGAAGATCCTGCGCGGCTACCTGGAGTTCAAGGTCGTGGTGCCAGCTGCTTCCAAGAAAGCTGCCGCCAAGATCGAAAAGACAAACCCCGACGCCGGCGGCGCCGGAGACGGCAATGCCAACACCACCAAGGGTGATGGCACCGGCGCCGCCGCGGGCACTGAGGAAGATCCTCAAGCGGCAGCTCTGGCCCTGGCGCAGCAGAAGGAGGCCGAGCTGCAGCAGCGCCAGAAGCAGGCAAAGCGCGCCACCGAGGGTGAGTTGCTCGAGGTGTCCCGCATGTCCAAGGATGCACTGGCGGCCTACGCCAAGCAGACCTACGGCCTGGACCTGGACTTGAAGGCCAAGGTGGGCGACCTGCGTAACCAGGTCACGGCCCTTGCGCAAGCTGGCGCGGCCTGATGACACTCGCCGACCTGATCCGCAGCTTTCGGGCGCTGTCCGGCGACAAGGCTGAGCCGTACTTCACCTCCGATGAGGACGTGAAGGCATGGCTCAACGAGGCCCAGTCGCAGGCATGCGTGCGCGGTCGGCTGATCCGGGAGGATGAGCTGGACGCTGTATGCCGCATCCCCCTTACGAAGGGCAAGCACACCTACCCACTGCATGCGACGGCCTACGAGTTAATCTGCCTGTGGATCGTGCCCGCATCGGACGATCGCCACCGGCCGGTGACTCTGCGCTCGCGCGAGTGGCTGAACGCGAACTCTCCCGACTGGCGCCAGCTGGACCGGCCTGCGTGCATTGCCATCCAGGATGACACGTCGATCCGCGTGGTGGGCACGGTAGAGACCGGCGACACCCTGGCGCTGGAGTGCTACCGGCTGCCGCTGCGGGCCATGGCACAGCCGACAGACAAACCCGAGATCCATGCGATGCACCACGAGCACCTGGTGCAGTGGGCATTGCACAAGGCATTCAGCGTGCCCGATGCCGAGCTCTACGACCCGGCCCGGTCGGCCAATGCCGAGACGGCCTTCACCGACTACTTCGGCCCGCTTCCCGACAGCGACGCGCGCCGCATCACCCGCACCGACGAGGTGCACCACAACGTGGCGATTCTGCCCTGACCGGAGCGACACCCATGTCCAATACCGCATACCCGCTGGGCGCCCAGAAGATGATCTCCGGCGCCATCAACTTCTTGGCCGACACTATCAAGGTGGCCATCGTGCCCACTGGCTACACCTACAGCACCGCCCACGAGTTTCTGTCCGATATCGGCGCAGTAGTTGGCACGGCCCAGCCGCTTGCCAACAAGTCAATCGCCGGCGGCGTGCTGGATGCCGACGACTTGAACTATGGCGCCATGGCCCCGGGCAGCACCGCGAAGGCGTTGGTGCTCTACAAGGACACGGGGAACGCCTCGACATCGCCGGTCCTGCTGCACATCGACACGGCCACAGGGCTGCCGGCCGCCACCAACGGCGGAGTGATCACCGTGCCATGGGATGACAGCGTGAAGAAGATCGCTCGCATGAACCTGCCGTTCTATCCCAAGGGCGGCGAGAAGGTGTTCGCCGGCGCGATCAACTTCCTCACGGACACCATCAAGGTGCGCATGCTGCCCGCCTCCTACGTGTATGACCCCGCGCACGAGTTCCTCTCGCAGGTCAGCGCGGGTGTCGGGGTCGATCAGACGCTCGCCGGCAAATCGGTGACAGGAGGCGTGTTCGATGCCAACGACGCTTCCTTCGGCGCGGTCGCAGCGGGCTCGAGCATGGGTTCGGTGCTGATCTACAAGGAAGGTGGCAGCGCCGCCACTTCGCCGCTGCTGATCCTCTTTGATGACGTGGTGGGCCTGCCGTATGCGACCAACGGTGCGCCGTACACGCAGCGCTGGTCCGATGGGGCGGCCAAGATCTTCAGCATGGTGGCGCCGTAAGAGAGGGGCGCGCACATGCTGCAATTCCAGAACAACGCAGCGGCCGTCTTACAGAACGCGCTGACGGACAACAGTGGTGACCCGGGCTTCTCGGTCATCACGGTCGTCGACGACGGTTCGCAGTTCAGCTTTGGCGGTACCTACCCGCAACTGGCAACCTTGGCCCACGGCAGCCGACCCGGCGAGTCGGAAATCGTGCGCTTGCTCTCCAGTTCCAATGCTGTCTTTCAGTGTGCCCGTGGCCAGGAAGGTACGACGCCTGTGGATTGGCCCGCAGGCACCAAGATGGAGGCGCGTGTCACTGCCGAAATGCTCAAGCTATTCGTGCAGTCAGAGAATGGATTCTTGGGTTCCCCAGCGCAGGGCTCCGAAGTGTTCTCCATGCTGGGGTTTCCGGCGATCAAGCGCAACTCCACGCAGATGCTGTCGGGCTCCACTGCGTTCCACCGCGGCGGGAACAGTCCGGCGGCGGTCGGCGCATCTCCCTATGTGGATCTCGGCGTGCCGTCAGCTTTCGTCGCTGGCAACTATCTCCATGGTGACGTCGTGGTGCCCACAACGCCTGATGGCGCGCAATATTGGGTCTGCACCAATAGCGACATGGCGGTGAACATCGCCGCTGAGCCGTTGTTCGCCGGTCCTGGCGGCAATGTGCCCATTGACGAAGCTGATCCATCGCTGGGCTACATGGTGTCCTTGGCAACGCCGCTGGACTTCAGTGTGCGGTTTTCTGGCGTGCTGCTGGTGGTAGAAGAAGTGGGCTTCATCTCGCGGGCCTTCACCGCCGGGAGTGTGCCATCCGTGTCCATCGGCTCGGACCTGGACTCGAGCGCCTCGAACCCGACACGCTTCGCCAACAACGTTGCACTGTCGCAGATCACCGGCGAGAAGTGCATCCACCGCATTCCTGTGAACGGCGGCGGTCAGCTCGTGGATACCTTGATGTTCAAGGTGGAGACGGCAGCCACGGGCGGCAAGTTTGCGGGCCGGTTCTACTGGCGCGGCTTCTTCGTGGAGCCGGGCTGATCCGGGGCGCTCGATCATGAGCTTCCCGTCCATCAACGGCACGGCCATCAACAGCGAGGAGGGTGGGGACGTTGCGGTCCGCCCCTCTGGCCTGGATCTGGTCGCGCACGGCCAGCACACAGTTTCCGGCTTCACCACCGCAGGAGACGGCGTGCCATTTGAGCTTGGCGAGCCGAGCGTGGTGACCGCGATTGAGCCTATCGGGCTGGATCTCGTGACAGCTGGCGCACACGTGGGCGAGCACGAGATCGATGTGTATCCCGCTGGCCTCGACCTCGTGACGCACGGCGTTTCTGCAGTGGTGTTCACGCCAGTTGCCGGCGACGGCCTGCCGCTTCAGCTGGGCACCCCGCGATTGCGCAGCGGCCTGGACATTGCTGTTGTGGTGCCCGGCATTGACTTGGTCCGGCACGGCCTGCATAGCGCGATGGTCGGGGCGATTCTCCAGCCCGACATGATCACCGTCACGGGCGGCGCACGGCCGCTCGAAATCGGGCAGCCTTCTGTCCTGCCTGCAGCTGAATCCCGCACCGCAGGCGGTGCCCTTCCGCTGGAGCTCGGCACGCCTGCTGTGGGCACCGCCTTGCAGGCCGGTGGCGGCCAGCCGCTGAGTCTGGGGGTGCCATCGATCGGCCATGGCGCCTTCGCTGGCGGCGCGCGGCCGCTGCAGTTTGGGCTCCCCCGGCTCGCTACCGCCATCGCCCCGCAGGGCATTGACCTGGTGCGCTCGGGGCTCCATTTCGTCGAGGGCGGCGCCTGGCTCGCTGTCGCGGGCGGTGGGACGCCGCTGGAGATCGGTGAGCCTGGGCCGCTTGGGCACATGGCCACCACCCGCCAGGCCTTCCCGCTGCAGCTGGGTGTGCCTTCTATTTCCCGGGGAACTGCATGCTGACCTTCGCCTCTTTCACCGGCATCAACAACGTGCTGCCGTCGCACCGCCTCACGGGGGCCGATCTGCTGGCGGCCGAGAACGTCGACATCGACCGCACCGGACAGATCACCCGGCGCCACGGTGTGACCAAAACCTCGGACGAGTGCCACAAGAACCTCTTCGAGGCGCCGGGCTACCTGCTCAGCACGCGCGGCGGCCGCTTGGTGGCCACCCATGACGGCGGTGCTGAGCACGTGGTGCACCCAGCCATCGGACCAGAGCGCATCTGGTACGGACAGCTGCCCGACGGGCGTGTGACGTTCTCCAACGGCCTGCTGCAGGGGATCACGGACGGCATCGGTAGCGTCGAGCGGAGCGTGCCTGCCCCCGACAGCGTGGGCGCGATCGACGCCGCGTTCGGCTCGCTCTTTCCTGGGAAGTACCGCTACTACCTCACGCACGTGCGGCTGAGCGATGGGGCCGAGAGCCCGGCCGTGGAGGCGCCACCTGTGGAGGCTCTGCAGGGCGGCTTGCGGATCGACGGGCTTCCAGAGCGTGCGGGGCATGCTGTCAACGTGTACCTGAGCGCCCAGGACGGGGAGGGCGCCTACTTCGCCGGTCGGGCCGCGGGTGGCACGTTCGAGTTCAGCGGGCCGAACGCCGCCCTGGTCACTCCATGCCGCACCATCGGAGCGCGGGCAGCGCCCGTGGGCACCATCACTGCGTACTGGCGTGGGCGGGTGCTCACCGCAGTGGGTGACGTGCTTTGGGCCTGCCGCACCTATGCCCCCCACCTGTCCGACTGGCGCGACTTCAAGCCTCTCGGCGCGCCCATCACTGCCGTGCTCCCTGTCGATGACGGCATTTATGTTGGCACCAGCAAGGGCCTGGTTTTCCTTGGCGGCACGAGTTGGGATGGGCTGGTCTTTCGCGACACCAGGCGCGGGCCGGTGGTATCCGGCTCGGGCGTGGCTGCGCCTGGCGATCAGATCGGCATGGGCGACGGCAAGGGAAGTGGCGATGCCGTGCTGTGCATCGCGGGCGGGCACGTGGTAGCTGGTTTCTCCGGCGGGCAGACGGTGGTGCTGACCGACGACCGCTACCGCACGGACGTGAAGGAGGTGTGCGCCACCTTCCGCGTGGTGGACGAGATCCCTCAGTACGTGGCGGTGCCCCAGTGATCTGGAACCCATTCGTGCGCACTCCCACCGGCCGCCCGGTGGGCCCCGTCGTGCCTCCGGAGTTGCGCGTGCTCGGCGGCGTGGCCACGGCGGAGCAGCGGCTGATGGCCCAGCAAGCGTTCTACCGCTTTTGCGAGGGCCGCCGCGGCTCCGTCGTGCCGAACGCCATTGCGGCCGGTCAACTGCCGGATGGATCCCGGTACCGGATCGTCGTCGTGGGCATCGTGACCATCATGGAGCTGTGGCCCGCCGGCGGCGAGGACGATCGCCTGAGCGGCATCGGATTGCGCCTGACGAGCCTTACGGGCGGCCTCGTGCCTGGCCACGTCCACTCGGATGGCACGCGGCCTCAACCGTACATCCTCACGCCGCGCGTGGTATCTGGCACACGCAAGACAACGGGCAAGTGGCGCGTGCGCAAGGTTGACGGTTACAGCGGCGGCAAGGCCGTGTGGGGCGACAAGGCCGGCAAGCGCTTCTTCGCTGGCGTGGACGGCAAGGAATACGACATCGACATCCTGGACTGGTCGTCCATTGACGAGATCTTCGGCACCAACAACCGGGCGTACCGCGTCGGCGAGTACGCGGCTGGCGACCTGATCTACACCGGCGGCAACAAGGCGGCCGGTGCGTTTCGCGCACGGGTGGACGCCGTGCCGTTCACGCATCGGGATTCCGAGGGCCGCCTATGGATCATGCAGATCACGCCCGCTGAGTTTCCCGCCCAGCGCCTGCAGCTGTGGGGCCAGCTCTATGACGGAGCCGAGTTCACCTACACCATCGGCGATCTGCTGGGCGATGTGGCCGTGCCCGCTGGGTACTCCATGGTCTGGCAGACCATCTCCGTTGCACCGGATGGTCTGCGGGCGCGCATAGTGTTCCGCAAGGTCGCGGGGGTGGAGTTCGCGCATGTCGACCTGGCCATAGCACCGGGCGGCATTTCGATCGCGTCCATGGTCGACACCGGCAGCTACACCCCGGCCACCAGCAACACGGTGAACACCGGCAACCAGTTCGAAGGCGAGTTCACCAGCACCACGGTGACCACGCCAGCATGGAACTACTTGGCCGGCGGATACGGCTACGACGCCAAGGGCAACACCACGGCATTCAAGCTGCGGCAGCGCGCCCTGGGCTCGGAGCTCAACTCGCGTCTGGTCGAGTTCCGGGTCCGGGAGGGCGAGATCCTCAGCGAGGACCTGTACCTGCTGCGCACGCTGTCGCGCCAAGTCACCAGCCGTGAGACGTTCGCCGCAACCTCCATCGATTACGGCAGCCGCGTGGTGTCGTTCGACGGTGGCGGGGAGAACCTCGACAGCACGTTCGATGAGGTGGATGAAAGCTGGTATGACCTGTCGGTGCCTGGCGGAGTGCGCCGGCGCGTCCGGCGCGCAGGGGTCGCCACCACAGTGAGGCGCGACGAGCTCCCCCGCGTGGTCTTCGTGGACGAGCTGACCGACCTGAACATCACGTCTCGCTACATCCACACCGGCACCAACGTCCTGACCACGGACTACACCTTCAACAGTCCACCGGGCGGCGCCGAAGGCACCGTGGACAACTCCACCAGCATCACGACCCACACGTATGCCCGCCGGCTCACTGTGGCCTGCCGCGGCGTGGAGGTGCTGGTGGTGGACACGCCGCTCGACAGCAACACGAACTGGACCCGGATCCAGTACGCCGCGCTATCGGCGACAGACCCGCTCACCGGGGCTCTGTGCGTCAACGTGGTGGAGCTGGACTACCAGGCCGGCGCCAGCGCGCCGCCGCTGCGCAGCTGGATCGTGCTGGCCGACGACAAGGGGGCCAAGCAGCTGCGCGATGTACTGGAGCTGCCCGACGGGACCGATGTGCGCGTCGAGAAGGATTTTTCACTGCTGTCTGTGCCATGAACACCATCGTCTGCAACACCCTCACCGGCGCAGTGTCCGAATACACGCGCTACGCATTCCAGAGCATCACGCCCAGATACGGCGGATCGGCGACGGGGCTCTTTGAGCTCCTCGGCGAGACAGACGACGGCCTACCCATCGTCGCCGATCTGCGGCTGCCGGCCACCTTGCAGGAGACCACCCTGAAAAAGCACCTCGGCATGGTCTTCCTGTCCATGCACGGCGGCGGCTGCGCGCGATTCACGGTATTCGGCATGCCTGCGCCCGCCCAGTGGCACTACTCCTTCCCGCTGCTCAGGGCTGGCGTGACGCGGGCAGAGCCCGGCCGCGGCATCTGTGAGAACTACATGGGCTTCGGCTTAAGCACGCCGGCCGGCCAGCGCTTCACTCTCGACCGCATTGAGGTGCTCGCCCTCGAATCGAAACAACGGAGGACCAAACGTGGCTGATGTAACCCAAAGCGCAGCAGAGATCGTCAACGACAAGTACAACCGGTCCGTGGACCTCGCCAACCAGGCGTCGGCCCAGGTGGCGGAGTCGGCGCAGTCCCTGCGCGACAGCGTCTACACGCCGCCCACCTTCTCGATGCACTGGCAGATGCTGCCGGCGCCGGTGCTGCCGCCCATCCCGGAAATGCCCGCGCTGCCGGACGTGCCCCTGGCCATCCCGACGAACACACCGAGCGAGCTGCAGGCGTCCATGCCAGGCGTGGTGATCGACGGCTTCGACGTGCTGCCGCCCACGCTCGACTTCCCGGTTGCCCCCACGCTCACCATCGGTGTTGATTTCCACGCAGAAGTGACCCACTGACCCCCAGGATTTCCATCTAAACCTGACCCACGTACTAACCCTAACCTGCTGCTTCTTTGAGCAGCAGGAGACCAGGAGTGATAGACGTG